GACTCACCTTTTATGCGACCAGAAGGGCTACAAATTGAAAACGGATGATACAAATATAATTCCAATTAAACGAGGGGTCGGGCTGATTGGCAGTACGCAACCTCGAATCCACACGCCATTATTAAAGACAGCTAGCAAAGCGCAGGAAGTAGCGGATCTAGCGGAGAAAATTGGGTTACCGCTTATCCCCTGGCAACGTTGGGTGTTGGATGATCTGTTATCTGTAGATGCAGCTGGTAATTGGTTAAAGAAGTCAGCTTTAACATTAGTGGCACGTCAAAATGGTAAGACCCATCTAGCACGTATGTTAATTCTTAGTCATTTATATCTATGGGGAAGTAAAAACGTTTTAGGTATGTCTTCTAACAGAAACATGGCATTAGATACATTTAGGCAAGTTGCATACACTATTGAAGACAATGATTTTCTTAGAAAAGATGTAAGACAAATAAGATTGGCTAATGGTCAAGAATCTATCAGCTTAAAAAATGGCGCTAGATATGAGATAGCAGCTGCAACTAGAGATGCACCCCGCGGTAAAACCGCAGACTTTTTATACCTGGATGAATTACGTGAATGGTCAGAGGAAGCATTTACAGCTGCATTACCGGTAACACGTGCTCGCCCTAATGCAATGACATTAATGACAAGCAATGCCGGAGATGGGTTTAGTAGTGTGCTTAATGATCTTAGAGAACGCTGCATGACATACCCACCGGCTAATTTAGGTTATTACGAATACAGCGCACCTCAACACTGCAAGATACACGACAAAAAAGCGTGGGTAATGGCAAACCCGGCGCTTGGACATTTAATCACTGAGCAAACATTAGAGGAAAGCGTAAATACTAATAGCGTAGAAGCAACGCGCACGGAAATGCTTTGTCAATGGGTCGATTCAGCGGTAAGCCCCTGGGTATATGGATCTATTGAAGCATGTAGTGATTCAACATTAGAGATACCTGTTGGACCTGCAACTATTATGGCATTTGATATTGCACCGACAAGACGATCAGGTGCGCTTGTTATGGGTCAGATGAAAGATGGAAAGATTGCAGTAGGACTTGCACAATTATGGACATCTGAGATAGCAATTGATGAAGTAAAAATGGCTAGTGATATAAATGAATGGGCGCGTAAATATCGACCTACTGTTATTTGTTATGATAAGTATGCAACTCAAACACTAGCTACAAAATTAGAACAAAGTGGATGGCGAATTGAAGATGTATCTGGTCAAGCGTTTTATCAGGCATGTGGTGATTTATCAGATGCTTTGGCTAATAGCAGATTAGTTCACTCTGGTCAAGAGGAATTGGTACAACATCTAAATAATTGCGCAGCAAAGATAAACGATACCTCATGGAGAATTATTAGGCGTAAATCAGCTGGTGACGTCACAGCGGCTATCAGTTTGGCTATGATCGTAAGTCAATTAATTAAACCTCAACGCACCGCAGCAATATTTGCCTAATTTGCACCAATAGTCCGTTTTATGGTATAAAGTACCTATATGGGTCTATTGTCTGCTTTGGGTATAACTAATAATAATAAAACCGTTAAAGCGCAATACGCCCCTGCCGTTATGCAGAGCTTTGGTTATGGACCAGGCAGCATCGGATCAGGTTATGGTTATTCACCAATAGATAGATCACTTGCCATGCAAGTACCAGCTGTTGCAAGATGTCGCAATTTAATTGCAGATGTAATTAGTTACATGCCATTAGAACTTTATAATAAAAAAACTGGAGAAGAATTAGAGTCACCAGTTTGGTTAGAACAACCAGATATTAGACAACCTAGAGCTGTAACACTATCCGCAACAATTGACTCATTAATTTTCTATGGCACCGCTTATTGGTTAATTACCGAAGTTTATGCAGATGACCTACGACCTGCACGATTTGAATGGGTAGATAATAACCGCGTTACTCCAATATTTAATAACAGAAATACAGAAATTCTTTATTACAATTTAGATGGCACTAAATTACCAATGTCAGGCGTTGGATCGTTAATTACTTTTCAAGGATTAAATCAAGGTGTATTACAAACTGCTGGTCGCACAATTCAATCAGCATTAGATGTTGAAAAAGCTGCGGCTGTAGCTGCACAAACTCCAATGGCTACTGGATACTTAAAGAATACCGGCGCAGATCTACCAGAGGATCATGTGCAAGGATTATTAGCAACATGGAAAGCAAGTAGAGCTGCTAGATCAACTGCATATTTAACTTCTACATTATCTTATGAAACTGTTGGATATTCACCTAAAGACATGCTTTACAACGAAGGCGCCCAATTTTTAGCCACGCAGATTGCAAGAGCGATGAATGTCCCGGCAATATATATTTCCGCAGATATGAATGGCAGTTATACCTATCAAAATTCTGTTGACAATAGAAAAGAATTTGTTAGTTATTCTTTGCAGCCATTTATTTGTGCAATAGAAGCACGACTTAGCATGGATGATATTACTGCTAGAGGTAATGAAGTTCGTTTTGCAGTAGAAGAATCATTCTTACGTGCTGACACAATGCAAAGACTTGCAGCAATAGAGAAAATGTTACAACTTGGCTTAATCGATGTAGAACAAGCTAAAGGCATGGAAGATCTAACCCCATACGGAAATGAGAGTGGTAATGTTACTAACGTTCAGTAGTTCAATTGAAAGTTCTGATACAGAGCGCAGAGTTATAGCTGGCAAGATTGTGCCGTATAACGAGGTAGGTAATACCTCAGTAGGCGCTGTTGTATTTGCTAAAGACTCTATTAAAATTGGCGATCCTGGCAAAATAAAAATGTTAATGCAACATAAAAATGATAAGCCAATTGGTCGCATGCAAAATTTTAATATGGCACAAGATGGAATTTATGCATCATTTAAAATTTCTGCCAGCATGCAAGGTCAAGATGCGCTCATTCTTGCCGGAGAACAATTAATTGACGGCCTGTCTGTGGGTGTAGAAGTAACTGCATCTGATCAACAAAAAGATTATTTATTAGTGACGGCTGCTACCTTAAAAGAAGTAAGTCTTGTGGAAACACCAGCGTTCGCTAATGCGAATGTAACTAAAGTTGCTGCTAGCGAAGGCGAAGCAGATGCAACATCAACTACTACGGAAAGTGAGGCTATCTTGGATACAACTCCAGAGCCAACTGTAACACCGGCAGAGGTTGCTCCAGTAGAAGCCGCACGCCCTACAATAAGTGCTGCATTTTATACAGAGCCACGCTCACCAATTAAAACACAAGCTCAATATTTAGAGCACACCGTTAAAGCCACAATGGGTAACCATGAATCAGGTCTATGGGTAAAGGCAGCAGATGCCGCAGCTCTAAAGATTGAAGCAGCTAACGATTCATTTACTACAAACCCAGCATTTAGCCCTGTGCAATATTCCCCTAGTGTAATTGACACTTCATTAATGGTACGTCCTACAATTGATGCATTAGGTGGCGCACGTGCGCTATCTCCATCTGGTATGACTATTGCTCATCCTAAGATTACAACTAATGCAACTATTTCAACTGTTGCAGAAGGCGGATCTACTGCCGCTACACAGGTTGTCAGTTCGTATGTAAATGCCACAGTGGTAAAACTGGCCGGCACACAGATTATGTCAACAGAGCTTTTAGACAGATCTGACCCTTCCTTCTATGCAGCGATGTATGAGAATTGTTTAAGAGCTTATGCTAAAGCATCTGATTCAGCTGTCATTGCAGAAATTGTTTCTGGTGGTACACAATCATCAACCCAAGCTGCAACAATTGCAGGATACCAAGCATATGTAGCACAAGCTGCACCTGCTGTATTTGCAGCAACCGGACAACTTGCTAACGCATTTATTGCTGGTACTTCTGTTTGGTCATCTTTGATCGGTGCTTTAGATACAGCTGGCCGACCAATTTTTACTGCATCACAGCCAATGAACGCATCTGGTCAATCAGCACCAACATCATTACGCGGAAACGTAATGGGCTTGGATCTATATGTTGATCCATACATGGTCTCAACTAACATTGATGATTCTGCATTTATTGTTACACCATCTGCAATTTGCATCTACGAGTCACCTAAGTTAACTCTTTCAGTTAACGTAGTGGCAACTGGTGAAATCTCCGTACTTCTATACGGATACTTTGCAACTAAGACACTTATTTCTGGTGGATTACAACGCTACAACCTAACCTGATAAGTTAGATCAATTCAGTAATCCGTAGGGTTTAGTAGCCCTAGCCCTACGGAGCTATTAGCAAAGGAGTAGAGATGGCCGCTAGTTATTGTACCGTTGCTCAGTTAAGAGCAAATCTTGGTATTGGTTCGCTCTACTCCGATGCCGATTTAGAATCAATTTGTCAAACTAGTGAGGACCTTCTTAATTCTTATCTGTGGTTTAACACAGCACCAGTAGCAGGTGCAAGCCTAAGTAATAACGTTGCTACTATTGTATTAGCCAATCCTGGAATATTTGTGACCGGGCAGAGCGTGACCCTATCCGCCTGTGGATCGACCTACAATGGCACTTATACTCTTACAGGTTCATATCCTGGCAGCACAGTACCAACATCCATGACAACTGCATTCTGGAGTGCTTACGCATTTAGTTCATACCCTAATGGTTATCAAGTTATACAATTTGCTAAGACCGCAAGTGATGATCCCTTCCATCGCATCTTGCCATTTGGCACAGCTACTGGCCCTGGCTATAAAACATCTGCATACAATGTAACACCAGCCATAAATCAAGCAGCTATGATAATTGCGGTTGATATTTTTCAAGCACGTCAGGTCTCTATGAACGGTGGCAACGGTATGGATGGCATGAGTCCCAACCGCTATGCTATGGGCTACCAGCTTATAAACAGAGTCAGAGGTCTCATCGCACCTTACTCTAGCCCTAATACAATGGTCGGTTAATGACAGCTGCAATTACTACACTTAGATCAACACTTGCAACTGATCTAACCAACACTGGCGTATGGAATATATTTAGTTTCCCACCAGCCACACTTATACCTAATAGCGTTGTAATTACTCCTAGTGATCCATATTTAGTACCGTCTAATAATGATTACTCAACAGTAGCACCTACTGCTAACTTTAAAATTTTGATGGCAGTACCATCATTAAATAATCAATCTGATCTATCAAATATTGAAACCATGATTGTTGCAGTGTTTAATAAACTAGCATCATCAAGCCTATCAATTAGTGTTACTAGCGTGTCCGCTCCAGCTATCGCAAGTGTGGCAAGTGGAGATCTATTAACAAGTGATATAACCGTTTCAATCCTAACGAGCTGGAGTTAAACAATGGCACTAACCGAAGAAGAAAAAGCCTT